GATGTTTTATTTCCAACAAATGAACTGTCAGCACCATAGTTTATAAATGTATTGCTAGTACCATGTGTAGTTGGAAAATAATCACGACCAGCTATTAATTGTTGAGAATAAGTATGAATTAAACTATTGTTTTTATAAATTTTTATTTGACCATCATTAACCCAAACTCCAATAATATCTCCAGTTCCTATTGTTTGTAAATTAGCTTCATTACTACCGTCATAACGCATTTCTCCAGCTTGAACAAAAGAAAAATCTATATTATGAGTATGTCCAGATTCATAATAAGTTCTTTCTATACTTTGTAACCCACCAAAAGCATATACATAATTATCAGTTATATATTCCCAATACCATGATCCAACACTATTTATAGAAATAGTACCATAAGTGCTTTTAACCCAACCACCAGCAGTTTTTAAACCACCTTCTGAAATAGTTACACCATAAGGATTAGCTATAGGGTTTTGTATACAAAGATTTGACGTAGGAGTATCAGATACTACATCATGTGATGCAAAATTAACAGATGCAAAATGATGATTATTTCCAGACGTATCTGCACCAATTCCACTTGAATCTTGATTTGTTCCAGTTTGTAAAAATTGCAAAGCAAACCCATTATTTCCATAAGTTACTGTAGATGATGTT